CGCATAACGTGAGTGAGGCCCTCAACCGTGACCCCAACCTCGACCATCATGCTGCCGTCAGGGAACGTCTGAGTCTCACCGAAGTAGTAACTGCTGTCCGGGTATTCCTCACATAACGTAGCCCACGCTACCGACCAGCTTAAAAAGTCGAGCTGACCTTTTCTCTCGATGCCCTCCGATACATCTTTTCTACTTAGCTTTATAAAGCGGTTCTCTTCTTTCATTTAGCCTCCCTGCTGATGCTCAAGAATCAACCTCCGTAAGTACCACTCAGTTTTTTTCAAGTCTTGCAGCGCCGAACCCTTAAATTGGTGGCGATGTAAATACTTGTGGATATTGCCAAGCAGGTAGTCTTTAACTCCGCCGCCTAACTGCTGCGCGATGTAGTCGATGGCCTCAACCTCACCAACCCGGTAGTGGTCTGGCTTATTAACCGGATCAGGCACATAGGGCACCTCTTTGGGCGCCCGGTTATCGTAGAAGCGACTGGTCACCGCGTCGTACTCCTCTGGCTTTGCGTCAATACTCATACATCCACCTCGAACAGATCGTTGTCCTCTTCAACGTCGTAGTGGTCAGCGAAGAACGTCACCACCGACATGTACGGGTAGTCGTCTTCGTCGGTCTCTACCGCGTCACAGTAGCCAGCGTCCAGTGCTGACTGCTTACTCTTGAAATACAGTGTCGCGTTATATCTCATCGCCTTCCTCCTTTGGCACGGTGTCCTCCCAGTGGTATGTCATGCCGATGTATAGACCTAAAGGAATCCAGATAGGCGCCGTCAGGATCATAAGAGCCCAAGAGACCGCTCTGTAAAACTCATCCTCAAAGGTCCTAACGCTCATTCGCCGTACTCCTGTAAGTAGACTCTATTCCACGCGTCCTCTTTATCATCATCGCCCTCAATCAGGTCTAGGATTACCTGCTGCAAATCTGCAAGCAGAGCCCGATGCCGCTCTATCTCGACCGCTACGTCGCCAAGTGCCAGATCAATACTCATCCGATTGCCTCCATCCGCTCTTCTGCCACGGCAGCAAGCTCGTGGTATTCCTCTTCCAGCTTCTTCCACGCCTCGTGATACCTCGTGCAGTCGATCACGTTGCGCCCGCACAATTCACGGATCAGCGCCATAGGGATATCCTCCACAAGCCCGGCATCCATGATTAGCTGTTGCAGCTCCTCCCGCTGCAGGTCATCCGCATAACTGCTATCGAATCCCATGCGACCTCCTTCTCAGCTTCTTGCCGAGGTTCATATACTCGACGTGCGGCACGCCATCGATCACTACACCGCACGAGATAATTGGCTTCTTTGCAAAATGCTTGCCGTAAGCAAAGGCCATGTGCTCGTGGTTAACGCCGCAGCCGACAGCCATGCCCCAGACCAGCTCCTGATCCGTAGCTGTGGCTGAGATGCCTGCGTTGCTATGGTTGTGCCCCGACACCGTGCAGCGCATACGCTGCTCTGCGTCCTTGCGAAAGCCGTTAACGCCCCCGGAGGTTTCGCCGTGGTGGTAAAGCACGTCGTCAATCTCGACGCTGTCAACCACCTTCCACGGCATCCCAAACAGCTCCTCAATTGGCCGCATAAATATCGCCGGCTCCATGCCTAGCTTGCGGATCTGCCGGGCCGGGATGCGGTCGTGGTTACCCATGATTAGCGTTGCGTCCGGAAAAGCCTCATACCAATCCTGAGCCCGCTCGAAGGCTGACTCATACTCACCAAGCACGTTGTGCAGTAGCGGCTCGCTGTCGTGAAACGATAGGCTGTGATTGTCAACAAAGTCTCCGATGTGGATGACGTTATTCACACCCCAGTTCTCAAACGTCTCCAGACAGAAATCAAGGTAACCGTCCAGCTCGTAGGGCAGGTGGGTGTCACCTATGATGCCGACCCTGCTGCCGCCGGGAGCCATGAGGTTCTTGCCGCGCCTGCCTTGGTCTGCTCGTTTCTGTACCTGCTGCAACCTCTCCCTTAAAGAGCTGTCATCGATGCCCAGCTTCCTCGCTGCAGCACGCCTACTCATGCCCTCGATGTAGACAAGGGTGACGGCTTCTTCTTGCTTTAACGTGTTGCAGAATTCCAGCAGGTCGTTACCGTCTAACGTATCCGTATACTTCGAGGTCATATTCCCTTCCTTGGTCTTTAAGCTCGAGTTGCTCGCTAAGGCGTTCTGACTCTGCCTTGTAGTGAGCTGAGATTGCTTTGATGTTGTTTCGGGCGTACTGGCCCCGGGACTTACAGGCTTCCCTTTCAAGAAGCGCGTTAAGATTCGCGTCAGTCTCGTCTCGTCCATGAATACCTCCAAATTGCTCGCGCCAAAGCTGAGTGTGCGAGGTAGGAAAACCCTCTAAGTAATTGTGACAATAGGCACATAGCGACAGTGCATTCTTCGGGTCATAACGGACTGACCAGTGGCCACGAGAAATGTAGTGACTGCACTGCAAGCCCTGCGGCCTATCGGTGTAGTCCTTCTCGCATCGCTGGCACTTCCACTCCGCTGCCTTACGAATACAATCACTAAAATGCTTATCTGCTTGGTTGCGTTTTATCCGGGCGCCGCCAAAGGCCATTAGTGCATGTCCTCCTTGTTTGGCACTAATGTCAGGTGCGGTCCTGACGTCTCCGGTTCAAAAATAACCTCGTACTCTATCGGGTGTATGAAGTCGATAATCATCCCGTTGCACGTTTCATTTATGTACTCGTAGGTCTCCTCTACGCTGTAGCCCTCAGTAGCAAGCTGCTCGATAATTGCTGCGCTGGAGTAGCAGGGGATCATTACCTCTCCCTCCTGACGCCCACCCAGTAGTGCGTAGTCCCAGTCTTCGATCATTTCAATAACCTCCGTGTCATCATTGCTCATCTTCGTTAGCTCCCTCGAATGGCGCCGCCGTCCTTATGTAGCAGCCCTCGTGTTCGATTACCTCGTACTGATCCTCCTCCTCTGGCTTGCCGGGAGTCCAAGGCGCTATGCTCTTCCAGCTAGTCCAGTCCATGCCTCGCTCTCTAACCCACCCCATGTTTCGGGGGCAGTAGATGACTCTCGGCAGCTTCTTTATCACTCCGCCGCGCGACAGATACTCTTTTGTCTTGGCGGCAATCTCATCCCTGAGCCTCTGCTTCTCCATTACTTATTTCCCCTCAACGCTAGGGCGCTCTTAACGTGATCCATCGTCATGTCTTTAAGATGGTCGGGCACCTTCTCGTCAAAAAAGGCACGTTGCCGTGCCTTGTCTGTACCCATCGCTAACAACGCTGCCGCGTAATCCCTTGGAGGCTTCTCAGCACTCCACCAATCCTTTGCGCTCACGAGATTTCACACTTATCACCCTCACAGGCTGATTGATTACCCGCCTCGGTGAAGTCGTCACCCGCCTCATACTCGGCCAGCTTCGACCAGTCGATTACCGGCTGCGCCTTGAGCAGCTTCTGGTACGTCGCCTTGTCGATGGCGTTAAGTGGCGCCTGTGTGAAGGTGTTCCCCTCAAACTTCGGGAGGAATGACACACCCGTCATCTGATCCCAGTGGGTCCACATGTAGTCGACCATTGGGAACCATGAGTCGTCGTTGTAATAGACGGTCATGCTCACCTGATGGTCGGCGTAATAGGTGTTGTACAAGGCCCCCAGCCTTAGCTGGTCAACCGTGCCAACCTCCTCGGTGGTTAGTGACTCCTTTGGCGACTCCATTGGAAAGCTGAAGATCGTCGTCCCGAAGGGGTCCATCTCGCACGGCTCATTAGGCACACCCTGATCCTTTAAGAAAGCCGTCAACGGATCTGTGTTCGCCTGACGCACCGTCCTGACTACATAGCGCGAGTAGCGTGGGTGAATTCCGCTGGATGATCCGTTCAAAAGCGAGCTGGTGCCCTCGGGCTTAATTGTGGTTATGGCGGCGGACGGGTTTATGCCCAACCGTTTGGCCCACTTCTTATTCACCTCACGGGCCTGCTTCCGCATGGCGGTCAGCCACTCGATGAGAACCTTCTCGCCCTTCTTGCCAGACATCACCGGGTGGTCACAGATACCCGTTAGGCTGACACCCAGCAGCGCCTCCTCGTCACAGTTCTTCTTCCACTTGGCGCGAAGGAATCGAAAATCTGTCAACGATGCTTGGAGCGTCCCGTAAATTGTGGCCACCCGAATCTTATCTAGCAGGTCCTCGAGGCTGTCTGTTGGCCTGATGATTACGCTAGATAAATTACATGCCTGACCGTTCCTAAGTGAAATTTCACCGCAAGGGTTGGTCAAGAAGTTCTGGTCACTGTCGCGCCCGATAGCTTCGGCCTTGGCCTTCACAGCTTGGCGGTTCAGTATCCCGCGCTCCCCGCACTTACTGTCATACAGGCTCTGCATCTCAGCTTGAAAAGCCTGAAATTCTGGCTTGTCGGTAAAGACCGCTGAGTTGTTAGCCATTCGAAAGTGTGGGTTAGCGTGCCACCACTCTCCGACCTTCAGGCGGCGGTGCCTGTCATCTGACAGGTTGCCCAATGAGATCAAACTACTGCGGCGGACCCCGCCACACACCACCACTTCTCCGATCATGCAGCACACGCTATGGACCTCTGCCGAGGTTAATTTTCTACCTGCCGCTCCCTTCCATACCTCGATGCAGTGGTCGAACAGTCGGGCCAACGGGTCCGGTCCTGAGCTCCTGCCGCCGAATGTCTTTAAGACGGCCCCGGCTGGACGCAGGGCGCTGAGGTCATACTTCGGGATCTCGCCCTCATACAACATCGCGATGA